ATCTCAAAAGTAACTTGGTCGGCCACCTCTAAGGGTATTCTCGAAGAAAATGTCAATGGAACGTCACTGCTTGCATTGTCTAATTTCAGAAACCTAGAATTCTCAAATTGAACACCATTAACCCACACACTAAAAACCATCCAGGCCGCTGAGCCTGCATTAGTTCTACCAGTCTGAAAAGTTAAATCAAATCGGTATTTCTTTTTCTTGTTCACGGTTATAACGCCAGCAGCCGACAACTCAACCGGGTCGCTGCCTGATCCCTGGGCAGAGCCGAACTTTATTTGCAAGGGTGTATCAGTGCCAACCGGCATTTGGCTAGTAAAATCAGAGGCTTGCAATACAACCTGTTCTTGTGCATTTCCGTAGGGCTCGCCATTTATCCAACCGTTTATCGTTCCGTTATTGGTAATTGCTCCAACAAACTGATTAATCAAACATTGCATTGATCCATCGACAGTTATATCACCGATTAACAAACCAATATTCATAACAGCATTCGCGCCCGTCGCTATGGATATATCACCGACACCTAATTGCGTATTGAGGCCAAACTGAGCCCCAGCTTCTAAATCAAGTAGAGTTTCAGCCGCTACAGATTCAGCACGAACAATCGCACGACCGGCTTTCACATGAAAAAGTTTTGAATTAGTGGTTACTTCTGCCAGATCCGGCTGTGCTGTTGTAATGTTGAGACTAATCTGATCGGTAAAATTTGGCGGATCAAACATTAAAAGAGTTTGGTTTTCACCAGCAAAAGTTACAACTTCAATATTTGAGTCAAACGGGTTTGGCGAAGTCGCGGTATGGTTCATCAGTATCGCGCCATCACCAACAAGTACACCGGTAACCAGTCGGGTAAAAATACTTGAGCATGATCCGGTAACAGAAAAGCCAGTACACCCAGTAGAGCCGGGCGAGCCAACTACCATTGTACTAATTACGGCATCAACCCTGGCCTGCCCATCTATTTGATAAATAATACAACCGGAGGAAAAATTATTTAACGCCCCCCAGCGCGACTCCTGGCTTGTCCCTGAAACGATATTAATAGGGTCCGCTGTAACGATACTAGTTGAATCGCACCTGAAAGTCGTATTTGACGGGAGAACTAAGCCTGTTGAGTAAATTCCATCCGCAGATGACGAAATAGACGCTCTGTTAAAAGGACTAACAGGCGGGTCTAAAGTATTAACAAGATTTATGCATTGTGAGGGGGTTTGAACGGCTTGCTCTAATGATAATCCAGATAATACATCATTGCCCGATGGACTAAAATGTATATCTCTGCCTGTTACTGAAATATTGGATCGAAAACCCATAACTCCCCCCCTTTTCATATACGCTGATAAGCGTATGATAATAAGTGCGGGAGGGTGTCTTTATGACTTTACCCTGGGGGGGACCTCCCGCTCTTAGTTTTGCAATCTAACTATAGCAACTATAGTTTTATAGTTCCAACCAAACCGTACCGCTTAAATTAAATCGCCTATTAGTTGTTGTTGCCACCGTATTGCCGTTTTCAACCGTATTAGCGCCAGGGTTTAATGTTATCGTTCCAGATACACTTTTAACCTCAAGTATCCCCTTCGTTGGTGCCGTTGGCAGCACTAAAGTATGGGTTCCGGTGCTTCTCACTAAATTAACATCAGGGTTAATTGTTCCGGCTGTAGCTAAATCCTGTGTGACAAAGGTATCGCCTGACAATGCAATTGTTATGCCGTTTTCTGGTGATACTGAAAGTAAAATACCGGCGCCAGCTTCTAAATTACGAATAACATAATCAGGAGCCCCAGACACATCGAGAACCGGCGTACCAGTAACCGCGCCATCTTGAGATAAGGTGCCAGTGACACCCAAAGCAGCAAGCAAATTGGCTTTAGATATTTTCTTGTTTTCGCCGTTAATAACAAAATCAAACGTCGAGGCATCATCTACCGCCGACGTTGCTACGAAATTGCTTTTTTTAGTGCCCATTTATTACTCCAGCAGTATATTCGAGTCTGTTTCGGTAACGATTGAATCAGATGGCGTTTCATAGTACGTGTCGCCATAAGTACCGTCATCGTTACCAGAGCCCTTGGGCAGTGTACCGGGCATTTGTGATGGTGTGATGGAAGTACCGAGCCTTCGCATGGCTTTTAACCCATCTCTAGCAGCTTCATGTAGTTCTGGCGGTACTATGGCGCCGAATTGGGGGGCCATTATTTTCGCTACATTTTTAATTAAACCCATGATCGCACCATCCGCAATTGTGATAGTGTCATCAACGCTAGTTATCTCAGTGAACCCGAGATTTATACCCTGCGCTGCAATCATGTTCATGTAGCGATTAATGTAGCGAATAGTTGACGCGGTTTCTGAGGCGTCCATATCGCCTTCTGCACCAATCGCTATTAGCTCCAAAAGAATGTCTTTGGTGACAGTGCCAGCCTTTTCAGACATTTAGACCACCAAGACCTAATTGAGGGGTTGATTCTGTGGGTTTTTCGGCCTTTTTCTTTTTCCAGCCTAACTTCTTAGCTAGAGCTTTTGTTTCTTGATTATTGCTTGCCTGGATCTCCGAGCCGCTAGGCCTAATATAAGTTACTTTTGCCATGATTTTTTTTCCTGATATCCAGTTTAAAAAAGAGCCCCAAGTCAATGATTTATATCGACTTGGGGCTAAGCATAGGACTAAGCCTTAGCCGAAGCCTTGGCCAGCAAAGAACGGATTCAGAACACCGTAAGCGGGTCTAAAATCAATCCTAACCTTCTGCTCATTCTCAAGGAACCCAACGCCTCGCGATACACGTAACTGTAGACCATCCTTAGTTGTGCCGATAGTATCAGTTGAATGTAACTTTTTGATTGGAACAGAAGCGACCGTAAAGGCGTTCTTGCTCCAAAACATGTTGGGTTGAATCGCTGTGACTGCAGCACCAGACAGAGTACAAACATCACCAGACAATGGCGCCTGACTAACTGTATTGTACTGACCACCTGATTCGTAAATCGCTGGACCAGTCACGACCAACGTACCTTCACCAGACCCGCCCAAAGTAACTTCTGCAGTTACAGTTCCGGTCCAGACAATGGCAGCACCAACACCATCAACAACTTGAGTGCGGGTTGATAGGTTCAACCGATTAATAGCACCAGAGGCCGCTGTTACAGAGAAGGTTTCACCCGCCGCTACAACTAAGTTTGCCTGAAACGATGTGACTGCAAAAGATTGGGTCATAGTGTCCTTAGCTGTTACGTAGGTAACGTCCGGGTTAGCTGTCAAAGTACCAGCTCTATCAGCACCAGTGCCGGTAGTGTAAGAACCAAGGGTCGTTGCAGTCATAACCTTTAAACCGGCAAAATCATCGGCAATAGTTGCCTTTCGGAATGCCTCGGATACAAGCGGGTCAGCGGCACCTAAAGTTCGCTGAGTGTTCGCCAGTGTAGCCTGAGTATAAGGGTTGACTGTATAGAACCAATCGCTATCGGAAGGGACGCCGTGAGCTGTTAAAGTGGCACCGGCATCAGCTACATGTTGCCACGTAGTTGCGGAAGTGCCGACAGTTCCAGATAGAAGCGCGGTGTTTTTCATCATAAACTTAGCGTAATCAACTTCGAAATCCGTCACGATTCGAGTGGTCATAGGCGCCAGTAGTTCGTCGAGCTGATCCATTTTGATTGCTTCGTCGGCTTCGTCGTAATCGACAAAACTTGTGAAATAATCTTGGACCGTCGCCGTAGCCTTACCGGTTATGATGTCTGATTTTGTTGCACCTGACACATCACCCGTTGAAGTTCGAACGGTGTTATAGTCAGTAGGCCGCTTAACGCCGACAGTATCGCCGGTGTCGCCCTTAAACTTTCCTTCCATTAGCTGGGTGTTGACGTTCTTAGACAATACCCGCTTGCTGTCGAATTGTTCAAGGAATACCCGCATAAGCGGTTCCGTGAAGTTACTTGCTAAATTGTTAGCCATGAGTGGCTGCTCCTATGTAAAGGTAGCACCTGCGGGGCCTCTTTTTTGGAGGGATATCCCCGACCCGCTTAAAGTTTCAACCGGGTCTGGCGCTGAGGGTGATTTTTTGATCAGAGCGGCGGCGTTTGGCTTAACTTGTGTTTCAATATATGCTGCTGCACTCAAGCTATCTAGCTGGCCAAGATGTTCCAGAGCCGCTGGATTCTTGTGCAGGTACGTTGTAATCAGTGGGCCGTGCTTGTCCTTAGCGATATGAATAACAACATCATCGCTTAATCCATACGTGCCGACCGCCGTACCAGCCGCTAACAGTTCCTGAGCATCCACACCCAATTTCTTACCTTGGGCTTCATAATCAACAAACACTTGGTTAAGATCCGACTGCCTAGTCTCTTCAGCCTTTCTAGCGGCCTCTCCTTTCTGCTGGAGAATAACCTCTTGATTGGCGTCATAGATTGCGCTCTTCCTTATTGCCTCATCCCTATCTGTCATTAACTGATCGCGATTTTCATCGAAATCATCAGGCATTTCAGGAATTAATGGCCTCACCTCTTGCGGTATCTTAGCTTTTGCCTCTGCCAGCTCTTGTTTTACCCTGGCTGTTTCGCGTTCGGCTTCTCGAATCTTAAACGTCTTTTTAGCCGCTAAGTCATCGACAATTTTCTGCTGTTCATCGTTAAAGGTGACTTTTTCCGGTGCTGATTCGGACCCAATAGGTTTGTCGTTCTCTTGGGGTTCAGTTTGTGTGGTGTCCGGTGCTACTTGTTCCACAGTTTCTGCTTGCAGCTCACTCATATATTTGCCCTTTAAAGGTATTTTTCTTGCCGCGAAAACTGTCGCGTACAGTAGCTCTAATTATAACCTGCGTGAATAGTATTGCAAATATGCATTGATCCCAGAAATTATTCACAAAATAAATAACTCACCTAATTAACATCATTGAAATAAATTAGGTCTAATTGATATTGTCGTGTTACATTTAAATCCCAACTAACCGGAGAGGTAGGAAATGAAAAATATATTATTAGCAGTATTAATTATGATGGGCACAGGGTGTGGAACTCACAGCAGTAACTTACAAATCGATATGCCAGAATCAATTCTAGTTTTTTGTGATTCAATGTCTATCGGTGATAACTGGCCCGAACAACTGCAGGATTTAGCCGGGGTTTCAGTCAATAAGTATTGCTCTGGCGGGGCTCGGTTATCTAGCTATCAATTAATAGCTCAAAGCAACCCGCCATCAGGCATCACTTATGCAATATTACAATTAGGTGGCAGTGATGTGTCGGTCGGATATCCCGCTGAGGATGTTCTACAAGAATATTCAGACGCACTTGATAACCTTTACAATATGGGATACTCGCCCGTTTGCTACACTTACCCGAATAATACCCTACTTGGGCGGGCTGAAGAGGTAGCGCTATTTAATGAATATGTCATAGAAATGTGCACTAATCGCGGCTATCCGGTAGTTATCAGCTCAG